GTATCAGCACGTTCAACAATGTTTGCAAAATCAGCACCTATTACTTCGCCAATAGCTTTTTCTTCTGCGGATTCAAACATTCTTGGAGCTAGTGCAGTTTCAGTAATTTTTACTATTCTACCTGTTTTTTCATTTTTTTGATAAAGTCTTGCTAATTCTTCATTGCCTCCAAAATATTTAGCTACATCATCAGCATCTAAATCTACAAACTTCTCTGTTGAACCAGCACTTGATTTTGTAATAGCTTCTACTTTGTTTGTTATAGTATTTATTTGGTGTGTTTCAGGCGTAATACCGTATAGTTTTTGCTCTTCAATAGTTGGGGATCTATAAGACGTTTCTGCTGTTCCAGATTCTTTAGCCATATATTCAGCATAACCTTCAGTAGTAGGGTTATCAGTTTGTCGCACATATTCTTGATAAGATGTTGGATCATCTGGTATAGGAACTAATCCTTGATTTTGTATTTGAACTTCATTTGCAAATACAATTTCTCCTGTTACTGGATTCATTGCTTTTTTTGTATCTAATATATCTGCTTCAGAAAACATTGCTTCTTCAATTTCTTTTGCCTGTAAAGCACCACCCAGCAAGGCTTGTCCTATAGGCACGCCTTGTGCAATTTGTATTCCTATACTTGTTCTGGGGTCAGTTAAAAACCCTTCAAAATTTTCTGTAGGTGCTAAAAATCCACCTGGTTGTCTTGCAGCAGTATAAGATGCTATTGGATTTGATAAAAAACCTTTTATTCCGTTTGCCATATATATCTCCTATATTAACCCTAATCCACCTAAACCAGCACCTATCATTGTGCCATAACCGCCTAAAAATGAAGCTGGTAAAGCAGAACCTGCTACAGCACCACCAAATGCTCCACCTAAAGTGCCAGGTCTATTGCTTGGTGCATTAGTAAGTGATGTAGGAAATCCACTACCAATAGGTGAAACTAATCCAGCATATTGTTGTAGTGCAGACATAGGAGCTTGTTGTCCAAATTGGAATCTTGCTATTTGATCTTGTAATTGTCTACGTGCTAAATCTTCGTAAGCACCGCCAATACCACTTAACTGTCCAATACCTCCAAAACGTCTTGCATCCATTTGTTGCTGTAGTGATGGAAGTTGTCCAGCAGCAGCTAATTGTCTTGATCTTTCAGCTTGACTAAGCTGTGCAGCAATTGGTGCGTAGGCTTGAGTGATGCCTCTAGCAGCAGCTTGTTGTGCCATAGGGCTTGTTCCAGTTCTTCCCATACCACCAAATTGTGTGGCAATGTTACCCATAACGTCAGATGTAATACCTGATCTTATTTGGTCTAAATATTGGTTTTGTCCAGCACCACTAGCAAAATCACTAATTGTGCTTCCTGCTAAGTTCATTAGTTGCGATGGTCCAGCTGCTTCTAATGCTGCAGCTTGTCCTAAATCTAATGCAGATTGGGTTTGTGTTGCAAACGGTACTACGGTACTGCCTGGAAAAAATTGTCTACCAATACCACTTCTATAAATGTTTTGAGCTTCGCCTAATATATCCTGCAAAAATGGTTCCGCAGGTGCGTATGGCTCAGTTCTTTGAGTGGTAGTTTGATTACCTCCGCCACTTGACATACTTATTCCTCCAATTTCTTTTCTAGTAAATAATGGGTCATTTTATACCCTTTTTGTTTTAATAATTTTGACCATCCTGGTCTGGCATAAGTTTCAAAGTGCGTACACTTATTATCTTTAGCCCATTTTTCAATATCGTGCAATCGGTCTTGCCAAAGTTTTCTTTGCTTACCTGTGCAAATAAATATGTTTGCTACCTTAGAATTAGGTCTTATAATAATTCTAGTTACCACTACACCTTTTAGTTTTTCTTCAGCATCGTCATCCCATACTAACCAAAGTTGATTATCACCACTTAAACACGCATCATTAACATCAGACGTATTGAAGTGATGTCCTGAATAAGCAAGAGCTTTAGTTATAGAATCTTCTACCAAGTTCCAAACTGTTTTAATATCTGTTTTAGGTATTTGTACTACACCAATCACGTAATCTCCAGGTAACTTGTAATGACGTGAAGTCTATTAGCAGTTGCAGCTTGTGCTTTTAATATGTCATCTTCGACTAATACTAAAGTTGAGTTATGCCCACCCATACCTTGTATTGTGGCTTTAGCACTGATTGCTGCGTCTTTTAAAAACTGAAATGTAGAGCTATCATTAACTATTGTTAAAGATATACTGTCATCGTTGTTTGAATCTTCGCTAATAATTATAGACTTAACTATTATTGTAGAACCTGATGGTACTGTTATTAATGCAGTAGCATTGGTAGTTGTTAAATCTATTTTACTATTTTTATATGTGTGAGCCATCTTTTACATTCTTCCAAAATTCGTCTAGTGCGTTGTGTTCACAATTAATGCAATCGCAATCTTCTATAGGACATTGACCACTATTTCCGCAGTGACATTCGTGTTCACAATGTTTACAATTCAAGCTAGAAACCACGATACAACCTCTTGATTTTCTGTATTGTGATAACGTACTAATTGATTGGTTATATCTTCCGATACTAATTGTGATTCATAGGTAGATAACAACATTCCTTCTAAAGTAAAAGCAGGGTAGTTGTAAACATATTCTAAATTTCTTGTGCTAGTCATTAGAATCTTGATGTTCCTGTATTTTGTCCACCTTGACCACCAGCAGCACCGTGTTGTCCTCCTTGCATCCCAGATCCATGTCCACTAGGTCCACCAAAGTTTCCACCTTGATTGCCTTGACCTCCACTTAAAATAGATGGTGGAGCTGTTGGTGTAGTGATTTGTTGTGGCATAGTTCCTGTCATTGCAGCAATATCTGCTAAAACTTGAGGATTTGATTGTGCTGCTTCAGCCATTGCTTGAATATTTGCTACACCTGCTGCAGTTCCAGGACTTGCTGGACTTAAGGAACCTCCGAAACTAGGTCTACCAAGTGGTCCTGGATCTCCTGTAATTCCTGAACCTGCTGTATAGTCACCTATACCATAAGGGTCAGTACCATAAGTTACATTACCTTGTTGATCCATTGTCATGGTTGAAGCTTCTGGATTCCAAGTAGTTGCATCTTCTGGTTGGTTTACAAAAGCTTCTGGCTCATATTGTCCTGTTTCTTCGTTATATTGAAATTGAGTTCCTTGTGGTAAATCTGTTAATCCTGCGATTACACCTAATAATCCAGGAAACATTGTATAGTTAGGAAAATTATATGCAGTTGGGTTTACTGGATCTGGTCTACCATTTCCACCACCACCTGTAGCACTTGTTGTTCCTGTTGCACCAGTACCCATTAATCCTCCAGTACCTGTTTGGCTTCCAAAAAATTGTCCAAAAGCACCAGGTGTATAAGTTCCAAATGCTGTGCCAGTTCCTGTGCCAACTCCTGTCATAGTTCCACCCATACCAGTCATTTCTGGCATCATAAATTGGTTAGTTGCTGGATCAAAATAATTTTGTGGTACACCTTGTATTGTTCTTTCTGACGTAGGTGTATATGTAGCAAATGGACTAGATTGACGGATTTGATTTCCTAACAAACCAGTTTGTGCTTGTAATTCTTCTAAAAATGTCATTATCTATATCCTTCTTTAATTGCTTCTATGTCAATTCCTTGTGCGTCTGTCCACGTAGATGCTGCTGGAACTTGTAAGTTAAATTTAAAATATCTTGCACTTTTATGAAACGGTATGGTTCCTGTGGTGTGCATTGAACTTTCTGCTGTCGTTGACGCAGTTTCAGCTACTTTGTTTCTAAAACTCAACGAGCCTGTAGCAGATGATGTATCTACAATAGGTCTAACGTGAGTTACTAAAGACCTACTTTGTGGAAATATTTCTGTTTCTGCAGTACCTATTTCTGCTTTTAAAGTATCGCCACCAAAAGATCCTAATTTATGGTCAGTGTCAAATACACCAACAGAACGTAATCCACCAGAGAACAAAGCACTATCTAACGAAACCGTAATAGCATCTATGTCGTTTGTACCTGATGCAGGGTAATCATCTAATTCTTCTAATGTATATCCTGCTGACAAGAAATCTATAATAACTTCGTGGTCTATTTCAACTATTGACCAACGATTACTAGCTATATGGTAAATTAATATTTTATCGTTTTGCGTACTTGAGTTATTACCTGTAGCAGATGGGTAAGACCACATTACTAGTTTGTTTTCGTGGTCGTATGATGCTCTTACTCTTTCTCGTAAAGATGTTTTTAAATCATTATAAAAAAAACGGTCTACTTTGTTAGCACCAATAGGTTTTGCAGCAGAACCATCTGTAACATAAAAACCATCCTCAGATAAGAAGTAAACTAAATTACCAACCTGAATTACGTTTTTGCCTTGTACAGCTCCTCTGTTATCTTCAACACGCCTAAAAGAAAAAATAACATTACCACCACGATAATCCATTCGGGTAATTCTATTTTCTTGAAATATTAATCCGTACTGTCCACCAGTAACACCTGTAATTACTCCGCCTTCAGGTAATGTTTCTGAGTCAGCTTGATTAGTACCTGCTGTCCAACTTGTTGCACTATTTACTGCTGACCATTGTACTTTGTTTTGTGCAGACGGTTGAAACCCTGTGACTACAAAGTTGTTTACAACTGCAGCGTGTCTAAATGTTGGAGGTGAACCTCCTAATGCAGCAAAGTCAGATGATGAATCTAATGTCCAGGCTTGAGGTGCATCATCACCATTAAATGCTAAAACAACTTCACCAAACCTTATAAAATCCCAATAAAAATTATCTGAGAAACTAAATGTCGTTCCACCACTTTCATCTACAAAAGCATTAGATGTTAATTTATATAGCTTGGTTGCGTCACCAGCAAATATACTTACTACACCACCATCAGATTTAAACGACCTAGCTCCTTGACATCTTGCTGTTAGTGCATTGCTTGAAGTAACAGCTATGTTCTGAAAAGGTCTATAACTGTTAGCAGCAGGAAATACATTTAAGGCTTGTGTAGTGCCAGGATTTACGTGATCTGGTAGGTCTGGTAGCCATTCTCCAAAAGGTACTTGCATTATCTTACGTTATCAAAATTGTTAATGTTAATTCCTGTTCTTTGTACTAAAGGCGAACCATTATATTTATCTTTGCTATCAGCAATTTCTGCTTGTTGTAATGCAGCTTCATATTGACCTTTAAATTGTGCAACGGTTTGTGGGTCCATTCCTCGTAAGAATGTAGAACCAAAATATAAAGCACCAAATAAATATATATCAGGATAGTTTGTTAAAATATGATTAGTTGCTGTAGATGAACTTATAGGGTCAAATGCTTTGTAATAACTTAATCTAGCAGTGTACGTAGAATCTGGTACAGGACTAAACCTAAAGTTTGATCCTTCAATAGAGTAGCCTCTTGGTTGTCCAGAACTGTCTGAGCCTGTTGTTTCAGCTTGATGAAACGGTGTCATTAATACTAATGTTCTATCAGGATTAGGACTTGTTAAAACAAAACTTCGTACTTTTAAAAACCCAGTAGGCAAAGCCTCTGTAGCTGCGTCTATTGAAAAAGAAGCATCTACTGTTTCCATTGGTCTTATTCTTAATCTACGATTAAAGTCAGCTTCTGTTAAATCTATAAAGTCATCTATTTCAGAAGTAAGATCATCTCTTGCTAAGAAGTTTGCTATTGCAGTTTTTAAGTTTGCATAATTATCTAAAGCCATTATAATTTCTTATCTCCTGTTCTAAAAAACATATACTCATTACTGTTTACCATTTCCCTAATAATGTTTTTTTGTTGTTCACTATCAAGTTTGTAAAAGTTAGAGTGACCAAATCTTTCTTTGGTTTTTACTTTTAATGCAATCACAGGTATCTGTGCTATGCGTTGTAAATCACCTGTTTGTGCTTCAGGTATATGATTACGAAATGTTTTATTTTGTTCTAAAATAGGGGTTGTATCTTGTCTACTTCTTACAACAAGTTTTCTAGTACCCCTATCAATGTGAATTTGTTGGTTAGGATTGTAAATATCCTCCATACTATAACTCCGTTAAAGTTACATCGTATGCGTCTATTAAAACTCTCCATCCATAAGTTGAACTCATATATACAAGACCAATACCAGTATTTTCTGTAGTTAATGTTAGGTCTGCAGTACCACCTTGTATTTTTAAACTGTTTCTTGCAACTGTTAAGTTGTTGTTGTCAAATGACGCTGTTGAATCAAGTATGTGTATTTCATCTCCGACTGCAGGTGAAGCAGGAAGTGTTAATGTCCAAGCACCGCCAGATGTGTCAGCAAGAACTCTATCTCCAG